TAGAACGCTCCGAACCATTTAGAGGAGCAGCATCAGTTTCTCATCCACTACTCGCAGAGGCAGTCACGCAGTTTCAAGCAGGAGCTTATAAAGAGCTTTTGCCTGCTGGCGGTCCTGTTAAGACTTCTATCATTGGTCAAGCAACTCCTGATGTAGAAGAACAAGCAGAGCGAGTCAAAGAGTTCATGAACTATGAGTTAATGTTTCAAATGAAAGAATACGATCCTGAGATGGATCAACTTTTATTTCATCTACCACTCGCAGGCAGTGCATTCAAAAAGATTTACTATGACGGCAACATGGCAAGACCGTGTGCAAAATTTATTCCAAGTGAAGATCTAGTTGTAAACTATGGTGCATCAGAATTAGAGGATGCAGAAAGAATTACACATGTTCTAAAAATTTCACCAAACGATCTAAAGCGACAAATGCTTTCTGGTTTTTATAGAGACATAGATATCGACGAGAGTGATGAGATGTACTCTACCTATTCTGACATACAAGAAAAGTATGACGAGTTAGAGGGCGTAAAAAAATCTGAATACTCTGGTCAGTATCAATTATTAGAAATGCATGTCGATCTAGATTTAGAGGGCTTCGAAAATGTCGGAGCAGACGGAGAACCAACAGGACTAAAGTTGCCATATGTTGTAACGCTGGAACAGGGCAACGGAAAAATTTTATCTATCTACCGAAACTTTTTAGAAAACGATCCGATGTTTATGAGACAAAAATATTTTGTTCATTACAAGTTTTTACCTGGTCTTGGATTTTATGGTTT